CAATTGCACCACCACCAAGTATATTATTTGCTTTAGGTGAATTTAATGGTATAATAGCTTCAGGCCCTGCTTCACCTACTGTTGCATTATTAATTTCTTTTGTTACTATACCACCTTCAGCAAATGCCGCACCTTTTTTACTATTTAGTAATCCAAAACCAGCTGCTGTTACAGCAGCAGCGGCCGCAGCACCTGCTATTGGAGCTATAAATCCTCCATACACAGTAGCTGCTAAAGCAGTTGACACAGCAGCATATGCAGAATAAGCAGCATATATAATAGCAGCACTTGCTATACCTTTTATAAGTCTTCCTGCTACCCCTAATCCATTAAGCCACCCACCAATTCCATTTCCAATCATTGATGTTAAATCATATATTAATTGGAAAGGAGCTGCTATTAAAGTAACTAATGATAGTGCATCTGTTAATATATCTAAAATAGTGCCTAAAGGTCCTGCTATTAAATTACCAAAGAAATCTTGTAATTTAAGAATAGCTTGGTTGAATTTATCTTGTATATTATTTCTTTCTAAAGCTTGAGCAGCTTCTTCTTCAGTTACTTGAGCCAATGATTTACCACTAGCTAATGCTTCTTCTCTCTTTCTTAATGTTTCAGCTAATTGATCTGAGGTCATACCTACAGATTCAGCTAAAGCATTTTGTTGCAGCCTGTTCATTTTAGTAAACTCAGCTGCTGTACCTACATTTTTAGCTAATTCTTCAGTTAATGTTACCTGATCACCTGCTAATGCTGCTGCTCTTGCTCTTTCAAGATTAATTTGTCTGCCTAGTAATAATTCAGCTTTTAATTCACTTTCAATTGAGCCACCAAAATCAAGTAATTTATCACCAGCAGCAGCAACCTGCTCTAAGGTCATACCAAATGCCTTAGCAGTTACTACTGCTTTAGCAATTGTTTCTGGATTGTTGCCTAAGTTGGCTGCTAATTGGCCTGATATTTTAGAGGCTTCAGCAAGTGCTGCTTTAAAATTAATACCAACTTTAAGTTGATTTCTTGCTGCTGTTAATCCTCTAACAAATGATCTGTAGGTTTCTTCAGATGTTTTACCTGTTACTACAGCAAAACGTTGTATTTGAGCAGCTTCATCTGCTTGTAAACCAACTTGTTTAGTTAATTTAGTCTGAGTAAGAAGCTGATCAGCACTATATTCATAAACAAATCCAGTTGCTTGAGCTAATTCATTAAATGATTCGACTAAATTTTCTGTAGTAGCAAATATATTTCCTGATCCACGAGCAATTGCTGCTATACTTTCTCTGTATAATTCAGCTTTTCCTCCTGCGTATCCTAATGCTTTACCTAATTCAACTGTTTGTTTATTAGCTTGTAATGCTTTTCCTACAAAGAAAGTAATTAAAGTAACAGGATCAGTTAATGATTTTTTAAGTCCAACTCCTAATTCTTTAGTAAATACTCCTAATGATTTAAATTTATTACTTAAATTATCAGTTGAAGTAATTGCTGCTTGTTTTATATTATATGATTCTTGTTCTAATTTTTTAATAGCCTCTTGAGCTTTTTGTCTACTACTACTACTTTTTATAGTTCCATCATCTAAAGCTTTTTGTATTCTTAATTTTTCTGCTTCATTTTTTAATAATTTATCCTTAACCTCTTTACTATTTAAAGCTCCTTGAATAAGATTTTTATTATATTCTTCAACAGCTTCTGTTGCATCACTTATATTTAAAAAACTAGCTAATGAACCACCAAATTGAGAAATAGTTTTACCTGCGACTTGAGTAATTCCTCCTAAGTTTTCTCTAGTATCAGCTATTTGTTTACTTAACTTAAGTTCTTTTTCTAAAATAGGAATGCCAGAGTCTAATGTTTCTTTAGCATTAATTAAAAGTTCATTTTCTTTTAATAATTCTTTTAATCGTTTATCTTGTGCTGTGGATCTGTTTTTTATTTTTTTAAGGTCGTCAATTTCATCATTTCTTATTTTATTACCAGCTATTAATCTGTCTTTAACAAATTCTAATTCTGCTTTTTCAAGAGCAAGCCTATTTTGAATTTTTTTAAAATTTTTATCAGTAAGGTCGTTATATCCTTTTTGATAAGAATTTAAATCCTGAGCAATATCAGTAAATCCTTTAAAGGAGGATTTACCAATTTTTAATAGTAAATTTTGATTTTGTAATTCAGCACTAATATCCCGAAATGTTTGATAAATATAATCGGCATTATCTACAAGATCTTTATATTGTTTATTTAGTTGTGTAGCATATTCATTAAGTTTTTTAGTATCATTTCCTGCCTTTCGAAATACCTCTTGAAGATCAATACCTAATCCACCAGCTTCTCTTAGCTTTTTGTTAAGATCTGTTAATTGTTGTTGTAATTCTTGTACTGTAGGTTCTGCCATAATGTAATGTTACACCATATAAATATTAAAAGCGCCTATTTCTTAGGCGCTTTAGCTATATATGTTGGTTTTGACGGCGTTACGTTTGGTCGCGATATTTCTTTACTTGATTTATTTTTTAACATGTTTTGCTGTTTTTCAGCTTCCTCTTTTTGTTTTTCGTAATATTCTTTTAATTTTTCAAATGTAAACTTACGCAACCAAAGAGGCATATTATACACAGTGTCCCAATCGTATCCACCCTTGCTGTGAAATACTATTTCATGTATTTGGGAAAATATAGCAGGTCTATACTCCGGAGTCAGGCCAAAAAAAGTTAATAGATATAGGAATATCTATGCCCTCCCCTACATAGTCTACATCTTCAGGGATGTATTTTAAATTAATATCTGGGGACATTGTTGAATAATGTTGTCTTAATGCTCTTGAATCTTTAGCAATTAAATAATTATCAACAAAATCACGAGTATCCTTAGCTTCACGTTTACCTTCAACTGATGTAATGATATACTTTAAGCGGGTAGTAACATCAAATGAGCTATTTGGATTAATTTTTTGCATACCCTTAATTTCAGCTTCGATTTTCTGCTCGTCACCATGCGTTAATAACTTAAAAGTAATGTTATTGCCTGAATGTGGTAATGTAAAAGCAAATTCGTTTATTCCGCGTTTAAATAATGATTCATCAACTACTTTATCTTCTAATTTAGATAAATCAATAGTAAATTCTTTACCACCGTATGTAATTGTATAATCTTTACCATATCCTAAAATACGGGCAGCAATTAATATTGCATTTTTATCACCAATTAATAATTCATTGTAATCAATTGGTGTAATAATTAATGATTGAAGTAACTTATCAATTACTGTACCGTTTTTAATATAATTAGCATTAGTAAGAATATCTTCTTCTTTTGCCGTCATATACTTCATTTCAATTTGTCCCTTAGCTAGTAGGGATGATTCAGGATACAGTAAGCCTTTTGAAGGTAACGTAACTGTCTCTGTTGGAATTTTTAATTCAGCCATAAACTATTTTATTTATTATATATATAAATATACGAAAAAGAAAGACGTCTGCAAAGCAGACGCCTTAAAAAGAAATATGAGGGAGGAATTAGAAGTTAAGGACACAATAGTCCATAGCTACTGTTATTGATAAGTTGATTGCAGCTTCACTAGCCCAATCATATTCACCAAAATTCGCTGTTTTACAATAAGCACCTTTAATAATCCATTCGCCTACTACATCACCCACTGGACCCAAAATATCTAATGTTAAATCTTTTTTATAAAAGTCAGAATAACCATCACGGCCAGTTACTGATTCGTGTGCTAAACGAGCCCATTCCATTATAGCTTGAGCACCTGATGGAGTTACAGGATCGTATAATTCTAAAGACATATCATTCCATTTAACTTTACCTTTTACTTTACGGTAAACGTTAATATGATCTAAAATAATTTCACCAGCTTCAAATCCAGGAGCAGCAGCTTTTTTAATTAAGTAAGCTGGAATACCATCAATATACATGATAAAGCGGTTCTGAACTTTTGGTTCAAAGGCTGTAAACATTATTTCGTTAGCGTCTAATACAGGCATTTTATGTTATATTTTATTTACTATTAATAAATATTAGCAACTATATTCCTTTATGCAGGGAATGTAGCGCCAGTTGGTAATATGTTGAAATTCAATATAATGAATTCAGCAGTTTTAGTTGGTTGGATAAAAATCTGACCTACTAATTGGTTACGGTCAATTACATCAGGAGTATTATTTGTATCATCCATTACTACTCTATAAGCAAATAAACCTTGTCTTTGTACTACTGATTCCATATAAGGATTAACTTGGGCTAAGAATCTATTACGTGTTACATTAGTATTTTGTTCAAATACTAAGTTATTAGCTACTTGACCAATGAAATCTTTTAATGCAATTAATAAACGACGAACATTTACACGGTCTAATGATGTAGCTTTACGTTGTAAAGTTTTCTGACCAAATACTACTACACCCTCTCCAGGGAAAGTAGCTAATGGGTTAACGTTTGAATTATATAATGAATCGCGATCATTTTGAGTTAATTTTCTTTCAGCCTTTAATACTGAAGGAATACCACCGCGATTTAAACCTGCTGGAGCAAACCATTCAGCACCAACTTGGTCATTAAATGCATAAACACCACCAATTACTGTAGTTGGTGGAACCCAAACTGCTTTACCTAAAGCGCTTGAAAATACTTGAATCCAAGGCCAATAGGCAGCAGCATAATTACTTGATTGACCAGCAGTAGCAGTTGTAGCAGCAGTTACAGTTTGATTATATAATACAGTATCTACAATGGCAATAGCATCACCTCTATCTTCACAAGTTGAAATAAAAGAGGAAACACCACCACTACCTAAAGTAAGACCAGGTGCAGACAACACATTAAATCTAAAATCATCTTTATTTTCTAATAAATTAAAAGCCGTTTGGTAATCAGAACCAGAAAATCCTTGAATATTAGTTGCTGTAATAGTTTCGTTCATTTTTTGTTCTGCTGTTGTTGCAGCTACACCACCACTAAATGAACCATGGAATGATCCACTTCCTAATGCTGGTAATGAACCACTATATTGAGCAGATTTAAAGTTACCGTTATTATCGATTGAATCTATTTGTGGAGTAGT